CGAATCCTAATGAATTTTTGTGGGTCGAACGATATCGACCCAAGACAATTGAAGATTGCATCCTCCCAGAGTCCTTGAAGAAAACTTTCAAGGACATGTTGCTAAAGGGGAACCACAAAATCTTCTATTTTTCTGGAACAGCAGGAACAGGAAAGACGACTGTTGCCAAGGCTCTTTGTAATGAGTTTGGTGTTGATTGTATTCTGATCAATTGCTCAGAAGAAGGCAACATCGACACTCTGCGAACCCGTATCAGGGATTTCGCAAGTTCAGTTTCATTCACGGGGTCTAGCAAGGTGGTCATCCTAGACGAGTTCGACTATTCAAATCCGCAGTCAATGCAGCCTGCGCTTCGTGGGTTCATGGAGGAGTTCTCCAAGAACTGCCGTTTCATCCTGACTTGCAACTACAAGAACAGGATCATTCAGCCCCTCCATTCGCAGTGTAGTGTCATAGACTTCAAGATTCCATCGGAGGAGAAGCCGAAGTTGGCAAAGCAGATGCTCAAGCGCATCTGTGCCATCCTTCAGCAGGAGAGCGTCCCCCACGACGAGAAGGTCGTGGCAGAACTCATCCTCCGTAGGTTCCCTGACTTCCGTAGGATCATCAATGATCTACAGAAGTATGCATTGGGTGGATCCATTGATGTTGGGATCCTTGGAACCTCTGCATCGGACAAGGTGCAGGATCTCGTTGTGATGATGCGGAAGAAGGATTTCGCATCCATCCGCAAGTGGGTGGCAAACAACATCGACAACGATCATGTCGGTCTGTTCAGGAACCTCTATGACATGATGTATGATGTGCTTGTCCCCCAATCCGTGCCACAGGCAATCCTGACCCTTGCGGACTATCAATACAAGTCCGCGTTCGTTGCGGATCAGGAGATCAACACCATGGCGTGTATCAGCGAACTGATGGTTTCCTGCGAGTTCAAGAAATGAGCAACGACAATCCATTTGATTTCCTCAACAGCATCAACTCCACCAAGAGGAACTTGGTTCGGGAGGACGGACGCGGAGCATCCGAATACATTCCATTCATCATGAACAAGGGGCTGTCGCAGCACCCCGATACCATTGTGTTTGCCAACGAGATGAACTACAGGCATTTCATGGACAAGCAGATGCAGTATGAATTTCTACTGCATTCCGTGCGTCCACGGAGGCGGTTTGGGAAGTGGGCAAAGAAGGAGGATGCTGAACTTCTTGGGAGGGTGTGCGAGTTGTTTGCATGCTCCCTCAAGAAGGCAGAGGAGATGAGGGCGACCCTTGGGGACAAGGCACTCAAGGCAATCGTCAAGGAGTGTGAGGCAAAGGTTGGAGGAGTCTAATTTCCTAAATATACTCGACATCAAGCCGATCAGAATGTCGAGGTATCATGGAAAAGAGAGTTTTAAGCATCACACCCGAGGACATGCTTGAGGTGAGACTAAAGGCAGAGGAAGATTTCCTAAAAGTCAAGGAGACGCTGACACGCATCGGGGTCTCCTCCAAGAAGGATAACAAACTCTATCAGTCTTGCCACATCCTGCACAAGAAGGGTAAATTCTACATCGTTCATTTCAAGGAACTATTTGCCCTTGACGGGCTTCCAACGGACATAGACGATACCGACATTGGTAGACGAAACACCATTGCAAATCTCCTAGAGGAGTGGGGCTTGGTTGAGATTGTCGATTCCAAGAAGGCATCCGATCCCATAGTATCTCTTGCTCAAATGAAGATCATTTCGCACAAGGACAAGGGAAACTGGGAACTGATCCCTAAATACCACATAGGTAAGAAGCGTTAAACCCAACGGAGATTTTTGTCATGAAGCCCACAATTACACTATGCATGATCGTGAAGAACGAGTCGCACATCATTCTTGAGTGCCTCAATTCGGTTTACAAGTATATCGACCATTGGGTCATCTGCGACACGGGTTCGACCGATAACACCAAGGAGATCATCCGCAACTTCTTTGCGGAGAAGAATATTCCTGGTGAACTCCACGACCATGAGTGGAAGGATTTCGGTCACAACCGCACATTGGCATTCGGGGCAGCAGAGGGCAAGGCAGACTATGCCTGGGTCATCGACGCTGATGACTACCTAGAGGGCGAACTCAGGCTTCCCGAAACCACCGATGTCGATAGTTATGCCCTGAGAATCAAGCGCGGATCCTTCTTCTGGTGGCGGAATCAGGTGTTCAAGTTGGATTCCAAGTGGGAATACAAGGGAGTCCTGCATGAATATGCCGCTTGTCAGAAGGCACAGCCACGGGTGGTGAAATTGGAGGGCGACTATGCCATCAACGCACGAACCATGGGTGGAGCAAGGAACCTAAACATCGACCCGATTGAGAAGTATAGCAGGGATGCCGAGACGCTTGAGAAGGCGATGGAAGAGGATCCCACGAACACCCGCCATCAGTTCTATCTTGCTCAGTCCTATTTCGATTCGCAGCAATGGGATAAGGCTGCTGCGGCATATCAGAAGCGTGTGGATCTTGGTGGATGGGAAGAGGAAGTCTTCTATTCCCTCTACAGGATCGCTATGATCGCGGCAATTCAGGGCAAGATGTTCGGGGACATCAAGGAGAAGTTCCTCATGGCATGGAACTTCCGTCCCATCCGTGCAGAACCCTTGTATCAGATTGCCAAGATGTATCGCATGATCAAGCAACCTCGTCTTGCCTATCTCTATGCTAAGATGGCAAAGACCATGCCATATCCCAAGTATGACATCCTGTTCATTGATGAGGATGTCTACAAGTGGCAGATTGACGATGAGATCTCTGCAACCGCATTCTACCTACACAACTTCGATGAGGGCATTCAGGCTTGCGAGAAGTGCCTTGCCAATCCCATATACCCCGAATCGGAGAAGCCGAGGATGCAGAACAACCTTGAGATGTATAAGGCGAAGATACAGGAGTCTGGTGGCTTGATGAATGCCATGCGGGATCTGCATTCACAGAACGCGGCAGCAGTTCCACAGAACAGCCCCACGGAGAATCTGGTGCGGCAGATGCAGGAGAAGGATGAATCTGAAAAGAGGATTCGCAGGCTCCTCAATCGCAAGAAGGATCGCAAGGTCAAGCACCGCTAAGGAACCACAATGAAACTCAAATTCTACAAGGCGAATCCACGCGCCCTTACGCCATCATTTGCAACTCCCCTATCAGCATGTTTTGACATCTGTGCGTGTTTGAATGGTGTAGACAAGATCAAGGCATATACGAGAACCAATGAAGCAGTCTATCTTGATTGCCCATATGATTCGGAAGGAAATCAGTATGTCGAGATCCCTGCCGAATTCCGAGTTCTCGTCCCCACGGGAATAATCTTCGATATCCCCGAAGACCACTCCATAAGAATCCATGCTCGTTCTGGTCTTTCTTTGAAGGAAGGACTTGTCATGCAGAATTCCGAGGGTATAATCGACGCAGACTATGTCGAGGAGACATTCGTCATGATCAAGAACGATTCCCTTGTCCGTGTCAAGGTAAAGCACGGGATGAGGATCGCACAGGGAGAACTCGTCCCTGTAGTGAAATACGGGTTTGAATTGTCCGATGTGAAACCTGAAGTGAAGACCAATAGAACAGGTGGCTTTGGAAGCACAGGAGTTTGAAATGATGACTAGAGACGAACTACTCAAGAATCACGAAGTTCTTTGTAAGATGGCGCGAGACCTGATGGATCGCAAGAACCGAGACTATGCGGGAAACGATGGGCTTGAGCCTTTCGCCAACTTCACGCGAGTCGAGTCGATGGGTATCTGCTCGACGGAGCAGGGGTTTCTATGCCGCATTACCGACAAGTTGAGTCGCCTCTCTTCCTTCTGCGAGAGTGGCAAGTTCCATGTCAAGGATGAATCCCTTGAGGACACGATCCTTGATGTGATCAACTACATGGTGCTGCTCTCGTCGTATGTCCATGACAAGAAGATGACCAAGCAGTATGGCGAGTCGCTCTTCAACTGCACTACGAGGGAACTCTCTTGAGCGATCTGAAGCCTATCAACAAGATGGTTCTCATCAAGACCACATTCGGCGGTGAGAAGACCACGGAGGCAGGAGTCATCTACAAGGAGACATTCTCCAAGTCTCGCCTTGTGTGGAGTGAGGTCGTTGCAATCGGTAACAAGTTGACTGAGGACATTCAGGTGGGTGATCGCGTCCTTTGGGACATCACCAACAACAAGGGCAATCACTACAAGGAATTCGATGTCATCCATCAGGATGCCATCTTCATGGTGGAGCGAAACTGATGGCATTTGGATACTCCTACTACCTCGACATGTATGACTGCAAGGTTGGATCCGCAGACGACATGGAACTGACATATCGCTTTCTTGAACGAGTGGTTGACAGGATCGGTATGACTAGAATGAGTCAGCCTATCGTCATCCACGCCCCGACTCACCTTGGCAAGGAACTCTACCCCGCAAAGGCTGGTGTAAGTGGGTGGGTGCCTCTGATCGAAAGTGGAATTCAAATCCACTCATTGGAACCCACCCACTTCATCACGCTGGATGTGTATTCCTGCAATCGGTTCAGCAAGGACATCATCTTCGAATATGCGAAGGAATGCTTTGACTTCAAGAACTTTGAGGAACACTACTTCATCCGTGGGGCAAAGTATAATGCCTGACTACAGGATCATTCAGGGCGATTGTCGTGAGGCACTCAAGAATGTGGATGAGAATTCTGTCCACACTTGTGTGACTTCTCCACCATACTTCGGTCTGCGTGATTACGGAGGAGGCGAAGGCGAGATCGGCTCCGAACAGGAAGTCGAGGAATATGTCAAGGCAATGGTGGATGTATTCCGCGAAGTTCGTCGCTGTCTGCGTCCCGATGGAACTCTGTGGCTGAATCTTGGCGATTCCTACATGGCACAGAAGAATGTTGCTCCACCACCACAGACAATCGGTGGGCAGCGGGACATGCCAACAATCATTCCTGGTAATCGCAGGGAGCAGAAGGGTCTAAAGCACAAGGATCTCATCGGCATCCCTTGGCGTGTGGCATTTGCTCTCCAAGCCGATGGTTGGTGGTTGCGGCAGGACATCATTTGGAACAAGCCTAATCCAATGCCCGAATCGGTAACGGATCGTTGCACCAAGGCACATGAATACATCTTCCTGCTCTCCAAGAAGTCTCATTACTACTATGACCATGAGGCAATCAAGGAACCCGCACAGAATTGGGGGACTAGAAATCGGGATGAGATGCGAAACGGAACCGAAGATCCGAAGTTGAAGCATCATGGACTCAAGGGGAAGCCCGACGAAGAAAATCCCATGAAGAACAAGCGTTCAGTATGGACGGTCACTACCAAGGGATACAAGGGAGCGCACTTTGCCGTGTATCCTAAGAATCTGATCCTACCGTGTGTTCTTGCGGGTTGTCCCGAGGGAGGCACCGTGCTAGATCCATTCACGGGATCGGGAACCACCGCTATTGTTGCACTTGAGAACAATAGAAACTTTGTGGGGACGGAACTCAATCCCGAATACATTCAGTTGGCAGAGAATAGAATCAAAGAAGAAGTGCCATCCACTCTTGCTTCCCTGCTAGGTTGAGGTATACTTACGACATGAACAAGTTCTACACCTTCGTTGCCGTTCGCGGTAACAAGATCCTGTATCGTGGATACGAGGATGGCAATCAGTTTCAGGATGAGATCGAATACAAGCCGACTCTGTTCGTGCTTGGCAACAAGGGTAGCGGATGGAAGACGCTCGACGGCAAGTCCGTTGAGCCGATTCAGTTTGACACCGTGGACTCCGCACGGGAGTTTATGGAGAAATACAAGAAGATCCGCACATATCCGATCTACGGCAACACGGATTTCACATATCAGTTCATTGCGGATGAATATCCCAATGAGGTCGAATACGATCCGTCGTTGATCCGCACGGCATACATCGACATCGAAACCCAATCCGAGAATGGATTCCCATCCATCAAGGATGCCAACGAGAAGGTAAATGTCATCACCATCATTGCGGGTGATGACATATGGACATTCGCTCTTGGTGAGGTCGATGAGACCAAGATCACGGCACCCGAAGGAAAGAAACTCGTCCTTCGAACCTACGACGACGAGCGACAGATGCTTGCGGAATTCCTCGACCTGTGGCAGCAGTTGAATTTCGATATTGTTACGGGGTGGAATGTTCAGTTCTTCGACATTCCGTATCTCGTCAATAGACTCAATGCCATCGGCGGTAGCGGAGCGGGAAAGAATCTTTCTCCGTGGAAGAAGATCAGGGAACGCAATGTCGAGATGAACGGACGCGAACAACAGGCATACGATCTGACTGGCATCAATACGCTAGACTACATCGACCTGTATCGCAAGTTCACCTATGTGACGCGGGAATCCTACAAACTCGACCACATTGCCAAGGTTGAACTTGGTGAGAGCAAGTTGTCCTATGTCGAGCATGACAACTTTGCGGATTTCTATCGCAAGGATTTCACCAAGTTCGTCCAATACAACATTCAGGACACTCTTCTCGTTCAGCGGCTTGAGGAGAAGTTGCGGTTGATGGAACTTGCAATCACCTTGGCATATTCCGCTAAGGTGAACATGCAGGATGTCTTCTCTCAGGTGCGGACTTGGGATCAGATCATCTACCATCATCTCAACAAGAAGAAGATCGTCATTCCACAGAAGCATCCATCCAAGAAGGATACATCCTTCGAAGGTGCCTATGTCAAGGATCCCATCCTTGGTATGCACAAGTGGGTGGTTTCCTTCGACTTGGATTCGCTGTATCCCCACCTCATCATGCAATACAACCTCAGTCCCGACACCAAGACTGCGGATGGTGTGCGTCGTGTGATACAGCCATCAAGCCTGTTGAATCCTGGTGTCGTGGTGCAGCAGAACCTATCGGAATGGCATTGCAAGAATCTTTCCATCGCTGCGAATGGAACGACATATCGCAAGGATCGTCGTGGGTTCCTTCCTGATCTCATGGACAGCATGTATCAGCAGCGCAAGCACTACAAGAACTTGATGCTTGATGCCAAGGCAAAGTTGAAGTCTCTACCCAAGTCCGCAACAGACGAGGAGCGTAGGAGACTGATGATGGATATTTCCAAGTATCACAACTTTCAATTGGTTCGCAAGATTCAGTTGAACTCCGCTTTCGGTGCTGTGGGCAACGAATGGTTCCGCTACTACGATGAGGACATCGCTGAAGCCATCACCCTGTCGGGTCAGTTGGCAGTCATGTGGATCGAAAGATCCCTGAACAAGTTCTTGAACAGCACATGTGGAAGCGAGGATGTGGACTATGTCCTCGCAATCGACACAGACTCCGTGTATCTGAACTTGGATCCACTTGTCCGCAAGGTCTTTGGTGAAGACGAGGTCGATGACAAGAAGATCACGATGTTCCTCAACAAGATCTGCGAGGAGAAGTTTCAGGATGTCATCACCAAGTCCTATGACAATCTTGCGAAATACATGAATGCCTACGAGCAGAAGATGCACATGAAGCGCGAGATGATCGCGAACAAGGGAATCTTCAAGGCAAAGAAGCGTTACATGCTTTCGGTCAGGATGGGTGAGGAGAATGTATATCTTGCAGAACCCGAACTCAAGATCATGGGTATCGAAACTGCCCGTTCATCCACACCCGAAGTAGTCCGCAAGGCACTCAAGGATGTTATCTCCATCGTCCTATCGCAGGATGAGGAGACCGTGCAGGAGTTCGTCAGGGGGTTCAGAGATACATTCCTAACGCTTGGACCATCCGAGATTGCATTCCCCCGTGGATGCAATGGGTTGGCTGAATACAGCGATCCTAATGCCATCTACAAGAAGGGAACGCCCATTGCAGTCAAGGGTTCCCTCATCTTCAATGCAAACATTCGCAAGCACGGACTAACGGGTAAGTATCAGGTCATCCGCGAGGGTGAGAAGATCAAGTTCATCTATCTCAAGACTCCGAATCCCGTGGGCGAGAAAGTCATTTCATTCATGAACAGACTGCCCGAGGAGTTCGATCTTGGTGGATACATAGACTACGACACCCAATTTGAAAAGACCTTCCTTGAACCATTGCGGTCGATCCTTGAGGTCATCGGATGGAAGGAAGAACCCGTGGCAAATCTTGAGAGTCTATTTTCATAACGGCATATCTGATCGCCAACATACCCCCCGTAGAGTGTTTCGTTCGCAAGTGGTTCTGTGAAAATCAGGATCGGTGGAGCGCAGCCAAGGCAACGAGATTCGACTACACAGATGATTCTCAAGACAATCGTATTGACAAGTGAGTGAATGCGATTATACTAGTGCAACTCTTAGAAAGGAGATCGTAATGGCAACACAATTGGTTAGACTGGTGACGGGTGAGATGCTTCTTGCTGGATTCGACATGGACGAGGATGGTGTGGTCACGCTGAAGAAGCCAGCGATGATCGTGATGGTGGACAAGAACTCCGTGGGTATGGTTCCGTGGATTCCGTTCTCCGATGAGGATTCGGTTGACATCGACGCGGACAAGATCCTCTATGTGACGAATCCCACGAAGGAACTCGCGAACGAATACAGCACGAACTTCGGGTCGGGTCTTGTGATGCCGACTGCTGGACTTAAGATTGCAGGAGAGTAATACATGAATTTCCTCAAGCAGATTATCAAGGAATCGGGAAACAAGTTCGCAGGCGTTGTCGAGGACGGCATCGACGGTGCTGATGTGTCGGGATTCATCGACACGGGTTCCTATGCCTTCAATGCCCTGTTGTCAGGCTCCCTCTACGGAGGAGTCGCAGACAACAAGATCATTGCTCTGGCGGGAGAATCTGCCACGGGGAAGACATACTTCACGCTTGGCATGGTGGCTCAGTTCCTGAAGGACAACCCCGAGGGAATGGTTCTTTATTTTGATTCCGAACAGGCAGTTACTTCGGACATGTTCAAGAATCGTGGAGTGGACGCGAAGAGGGTAGCCGTCTTCCCTGTCGCGACCATTGAGGAGTTCAAGACTCAATGCGTAGGGATCGTTGATAAGATCCTTGCCATGGACGAGTCTGAACGAAAGCCGATGTTGATCGTTCTCGACTCGCTTGGCATGTTGTCAACCGAGAAGGAAGTGAACGATTCAGCCGAGGGCAAGAATGTGCGCGACATGACGAGAGCGCAGGGAGTGAAGGCAACCTTCCGTGTCCTGACGATGAAGTTGGGCAAGGCACGGATCCCTCTCGTCATGACCAACCACACATACGATGTGGTCGGTGCGTATGTTCCTACGAAGGAGATGGGTGGTGGAAGCGGTCTGAAGTATGCCGCTTCCACCATCGTCTACCTTTCCAAGAAGAAGGACAAGGATGCAAGCGGCGACATCGTCGGCAACATCATCCATTGCAAGTTGTTCAAGTCGCGCTTCACCAAGGAGAATCAGATGGTGGATGTGCAGTTGAACTACGAAACGGGTCTGAATCGCTACTATGGTCTTGTGCAGATCGCTCTCGACCATGGGATCTTCAAGAAGGTCTCGACGCGCATCGAACTTCCCGATGGCAAGACTGCCTTTGAGAAGAACATCAACGAGGATCCCGAGAAGTATTTCACCGAGGAAGTCATGCAGCGTCTTGAGGAAGCCGTTGCCAAGGAGTTTAAGTATGGATCAGCAAGTGCATAAACTGGCAGTGGTCATACCCTATAGAGATAGAGAGGAAAACCTCAAGGTTTCCCTTCCTGCAATCACCGCCTATCTACAGAAGCAGAACATTCTACACACCATTTATGTGGTGGAGCAAGAAGACGGCAAGACATTCAATCGTGGAATGATTCGGAACATCGGCTTCCTACAGGCAGATATGGATCACGATTACTTTGTGTTCCATGATGTCGATATGGTGCCACAGAACACGGACTACTCATATGAGAGTATTCCTACGCATCTTGCTGTAGCAGCAAGTCAGTTCAACTATGGGCTTCCATACGAAGGTTACTTCGGAGGTGTGGTCATGTTTACTCGCGAAGATTTTATGCGGATAAATGGCTACAGCAATCTGTATGTTGGATGGGGTGGAGAGGATGATGACATTCTGTATAGATGTCACTACAGCAAACTACAGGTGCAGAGAAAATCTCCAGGCATCTTCAAGTCCTTGGAGCATCCTAGAGGACTCAACAATGTTGCGTATGAAGGCAACATCAAGCGGATCAAGGAAATGTGGGAAGGAAAACTGAACTGGCAGGAGGACGGAATCAACTCCTGCAAGTACGATGTGATGGACAAGAACATCACGCCAGAGAGGACTCTGATCAAGGTGAGAATATGAGAACGACCATACACTCACTCCATTGGGAAAATGTGGATCCTAGAGTGGTTGATGCTCAGAGAAAGGTATTTGAGAAGTTTGAACTGCCTATCAACTACACCAAGGGCAACTATCCTCATGGAGCATGGATGAACCATGTTTGTAGAACGGCAGATTCCGATCTGTTCATCTTCTTCGATGCGGATTGTGTCCCCCTTGACAGGGAAATCGTTGATGAATGTGTGGCTTATGCGATTGAGAACAACACATTCGTTGGGCTAGCACAGGCATCGAACCACATTCCCCCATTCAGTCATGTCTTTGCAGCACCCTCATTCTTTGTCATTACCAAGTCTTGCTATGAGCAGTTGGGTCAACCAACCTTCTCTGAAACAGGTAGAGGTGATGTTGCGGAGGAGGTGAGTTATGTTGCTGAAGAGAAGAGAAAGCGATACAAGTGCCTGTACCCAACAAGATTCGATGGAGTCCCTGTTGAGGGAGTATGGAGACTTTCAAACTACGGATTGTATGGGATAGGAACCCTGTTTCAGGACAGGGTGTATCATCTCTATCAGGGAAGATTCAATCACAATGTTGAGTTGTTTGTTCGTAGGTGCGAGCAGATATGCAGCAACAAGTTCGACATGCAGGGAATGCATGATTCGCTCAAGCCTTTCGATGGAAGGATTGTTCCGTGAGAGTCTTATTCCACGAAAATCAACTTTGTCTTCGTGGCACAAGTGTGGCTGTGTTTGACTACGCACACTTCAATGAAACTATACTACAGAACGATAGTTACATCGTGTTTGATCGTAGGTCGAGATTCAACGAAAACCTAGCGATCCAGAAGTTCATCGACAGGTTTCCAAATCGAGTCTATGCCTATGAGAACTTCTCCGATATAAACAAGGTGTGTGAACAGGAGAAGATCGACTTTGCTTACTTCATCAAGAGTGGGGAGAATGATGGGAAACTATCGTCCTGTAGAAATGGTATCCATGCGGTGTTTCAGTCGTATCAGCCGCACGGCGATGTTTATGCCTATGTGTCGGAGTGGTTGACTAACAAGATGAGTGGCGGCACTTCACCATTTGTCCCACATATAGTTCATCTACCAGAACCCACAAGCAATCTAAGAGAGTCGTGGGGCATTCCAAAGAATGCCTTTGTTTTTGGTAGATATGGTGGGGCGGATCAATTCGACATCGACTTTGTAAAGGAAGCCATTGTCGAGTATGTGAACAGAACCGAGAGCGTGTGGTTCGTGTTCTTCAACACCATTCCATTCGCGAATCACCCAAGGATCAAGTTCTTTGATGGATTCTCTGACATGCAGATGAAGGCGAATGTGGTTGATTCATGTGATGCCATGATACATGCAAGGGCAATGGGGGAATCGTTCGGTCTTGCTATCTGTGAGTTCCTTTACGGAAACAAGCCCGTGCTTGTATGGAATGGTGGAAATGATCTGCATCACCGAGATGTGTTGATGAATACTGGTCTGTTGTATACAGACAAGGCAGATCTATTGAACAAGATGGAAGCGATGGTTGGTGGTGTAGTTCAGCCAATCGAATACAAGCAACTAGTTCGGAAGTTTGCTCCTCCAGTTGTGATGGAGAAGTTCAAGCATGTATTTCTAAAGGATTGAGGTATGAACACAAGAACAGAAATAATCAATCATCTGATCAACAAGTTTGGGTATAAGTCTTTTTTGGAAATTGGTGTTCGCTACGGAGAAAATTTCCGTGGTGTTCATTGTCCTCTAAAGCACGGTGTCGATATTGTGCGGCAATGTTCTGAAGTCACTCACCCCATGCCTAGTGATGAGTTCTTTGCAAATCATTGCAATATGAAATACGACATCATATTCATTGATGGACATCATGATTCCGAGTATGTTCACCGAGATTTCAACAACTCATTGCGATACCTCGCTGATGGTGGCACAATCATGCTGCATGATTGCTTTCCAGGAAACAAGAGTTGGTCGTTGAAACTTCATCAGATTGGTGAGAATGCTCCTATTTGGAATGGCGATTCTTTCAAAGTAGTAGCATCAATGGTGCGAAACTATAGAGACAAACTAGATGTATGTGTTGTCGATATTGATCATGGTGTTGGTGTGGTTCAAGTAAATGCCGCCTCTCCGTTTGAGATTTCTTATGATGATTCATATGAATATGATACTATGAAGTCCAATCCGTCCGAGGAGATAAATCTCATTTCTGTGGATGAATTCGTGAGGAAGTTTTCATGAGCCTAACTCTAGATGATTTTGAATGCTATGTTGTTCATTATACTCCTTTAGTGGAGCGGAAGAGATTTCTTCTCAATCAGTTTCACAAGGAGGGCATGACGGCTACTTTTGTCGAAGAGTTTGATCGGGAAAGTCTCTCCTATCAACAGGTGTACGACAACTTCAAGATGAACTTGTGGGAGTATCAGAGAAGAAGCCCTACGGGCTATTCACCCTATCTGTACCCAATGAAGCCAGCAGATGTGTCGAACTGCATGAAACACAAGGAAGCGTTTCGTAAGTTTTTGACTGAATCTACTAAGGACTATATGTTCTTGATGGAAGATGATGTTATTCTATGCAAGAATTTCATTTCCATGCTAAACTCTCACCTAATAAATCTTCCGAAAGATTGGTCTGCTGCGTTCATCGGGCAGGGTGCTGGAAAGCATATTCCGTCTACAGAACTAAGAAATGGTGTAGTTTGGTATCACAAAGATCATCCAGCAGATAGATGTGCCGATTCTGTGTTGCTGACAAGATCTGTGGTTGACAAGATTTACCGAGGGATGGTTTCTCATGGTATATCGTTTCCACCAGATCATGAACTATCATTCTGGTTCAGAACCTTCGGAATGAAGGTATATTGGCTTGAGCCACCCATTGTTGCTCAAGGTTCACAAACAGGGTACTTCGAAAGTTATCAGGATGCTCTTTCGGGCAAATACGAAGACAAAACCATACAAGTTCGAAATGATATGGGGGAGTTGCTATGAATGTTCTTATCATCGACCACGAACGGCGTATCGAATCTCTTACTAAAACATTCTTTCCTGCTGAGTGGCACATTGATTATAATGTTGTGAACTCAAATGAATATGATTTGCTTTTGATGGATTGTGATGTTTGTAAACTAGATGACGATATCGCATGGAGTCATTGGTGTAGAGACTCTGATCGTGGTACTCCTAAACAAGAACTGAAGGATGAACATCTTCAACGAAGAACCTGGGGATCTTCGCAGAGATATGCCCAAATTTACGACAGACTATTTCAACAACTACAACCATTAGACATCAAGAAAACTATTTTGCTGGATGTTGGGGATCGTGCCGTTGTTTCTAGTGGCT